TGAGAACAGTTTACGTCGAAGCTGATGCGACTCCAACGTGAATCGTCTGATTTCGGTCTGAGATGACTGAGCCATGGGGTTTCAATAATTAGTTTTTGTAAGAAGATTGACATGTTATCTGCTCTCTCTTTAGAGGCAGATATAATCATAATTTTTCTTTCTGGATCGTTAAAGAGAGTCCAGAGGACGAAGGCTCCTGTGATCCAACTCTTTCCAACGCCACGGAAAGCTTGTATTTGAAGACGTTTAGGGCCATGCTGAAGATAGTCTGCGATTGCATATTGTGCTCTTGTAGGTGAGGGTAGACCAAGCTGATCCCACAGAGCTTGTAGGAACAGCTTAAAGTCGTCTTGTAAGGCTAATAAAGTATTATTCATTCTTTTGGTTTATTCCAATCAGATATACCGTGTTGTAAATCTACATTTCTATCTATATCTGGATCTCCTTGTATAACTTGTTGTATTTCGCCAACTTTACCTGTTTGGATTGTATGACCCTCAAGTGCTGCATCTAAAGCTCTTTTCCAGTTTCTTGGGTTTGTGATAGGAGATATATCACCAATCCTATTTAATCTACCATTATCTTGTAGTTGTTTTAAAACTAAAACGTCTCTAGTCTTATCATAATCAAGTATTAATCTCTTTCCATCTGGGAATACAAAATCTTTGTTGTCATAGATATGCTTTTCTATAGACGTTTTCAGTTTACCAAAATTTTCATTCTTGACTATCATCAAGTTACTAGTATCTCTAGGTTTGAACTGACCTTTCGATACATATTTCCAGTAAGGTGAGTTTTGTGAATGTATATGTTCTACAAAAATAAAACCTTTATTTGTAGCATAATTTCTAGTATCCCCCATAATATCAAAATATCTTTGAGGATTTTCTTCACGTAATTCTTTTAATAACTTCCTAAGTACTGCATTATCTTGTTTAGCAATTTTATATACTTTATCAGAGTACCATTTAGCTTTAGGGCTTCTGTTTACATTCCAGCGTAATCTTTTAAGAATAGTATTCTGTCTTCTTACTAGATCATAGGGTACATAAGTATTCTTAGATACACTCCATCTAAACGCAACTTCACTAGGAACACCAGAACTGTTTATATATGGAACAGTACGAGTACCTCTAAATCCAGTAGTAGGTCTATTGGGATTCCATTTTGTAAATTGCTGGCTACTACCTTCAGTAGTTTTGAATAAATCTAATTCTTTAATTATATTTTCAGCTTGCTCTATTAATTTAGGATCTTGATTTTTTAATTGCTTATAAAGTCCTCTATTTGTTTTATTTAATATAGAGTGTTTAAAAGTAGAACCAGAACCTTTCTTGATATTCATCTGAAGATCAACAGCTAGTTGCATTTTCCTAGCTTTCATGAACTCATCTGCTTGACTAATAGTTTGTACCTTTTTTATTGTACCAGTTGTACCTTTTACTATTTTACCAGCTGCTTTATACATACCATATCCAGGTATAAACCATTCACCTACTTCACCTGCTATATATCCATATCTAGGATCAACACCAGCTTTCTCTAAGCCATAGCCTAGACCTCTACCTACGTAGTAAGCTGGTGCTCCTACAAGTTGTAAGCCTTGTTTAATACCAGGAGCACCTAAGATGGTACCTACATTTTTAACACCACCAAGACCGATTCTAATAAGATCATCAGTCCAAGTATCAGGATCTTCTTGAGCTGCTTCCATTATAGCAGAACCAGCTTCAACAAACTTACCTTGGATATTATCTAAGAGTTGAGATCCTAATAGCTTTTCTTTTTGCCTAACCTTTACACCTTCTCTTAGGTCTTCCAGTTCACCACCAGCGACTGCATCATCGAACTCTTGATTCTCTTGAGCATCACGGAGTTGTTTCTGTTTAACTATATCACTTTGGATATCCTGTTCTTCTTCCATGGCTACATATCCATAAAGGCTTGGCTCATAAGCATACGACGTTTAAATCTAGCACTTCTATTTTTACCAAATAATTGCTCAAATCTTTTATTTCTAGCTTGATTAACTGTTAATCTCTTTTTATTAAAATTAGAATTATTACCTGAAGCTTTACTTTTACTAGATTTTTTATTTATACCTAATATAGGACTAGGAGTTTGTAATCCACCTTTTTCTTTATTTATAACTCTACCTCGTCTATTACGAGTAACTTCAGGTTTAGTTACTTCAGGTTCAGTTACTTTAGGTTTTTCAGTGGAACTTTCTACTTCTACAGGTGTTTCTTTTTTACGTTTAGGTATTTTTACACCATCTAAATCCATTCTTTCACTATAAGCTCCCCATAGTTCTCCCTGTTGTATATCAACAGCTTCTATATCTTGATATCCACCAGTTTCTTTAATTGTCTGTTTAGCTTCTCGACTTGCCCTCTTGCTTTCAAGATCTCTTTTTTCTTCAAGTGTGCTCCGATACCCTTTCCTATGACGACCAGCATCTCTTTTTCTAGCAAGTAGTTCTACTCTATTTTTATTATACCAGTTTAAACGTTCCTGTAGTTTTTCAAGACGTTTGTTTTCAGCTTCTATCCGTTTTTGTTCGAAACTCTTTCGTCTTTGTTTTCCGGTTTGTCTACCCATAATTACGTTTCTTTGTAATAGTTAGTTTACTTTTATTAGTATCTGGTTTAACAACTTGGGTATCGACCAAATCCCAACTTCTTTCTTCATTAGGCTTAAGAGGAGTTCCTGGTGCAGGTGCTTTATTTGGATCTTCTCCATCTATAGTGCCTTCAGTATCTATAAGAAGCTTACTTCTTTCTAGATCTTTAAACCAATCAGAATTCTGAATAGCACTTAATAGAGCTAATCTATTCTTTAGAGTTGTTTGTATAGGATTCATAGTTACTTCCTCTTAGCACCTCCTCTAGCACGGTTCTTCTTAGGTATTTCTAAAGTTAATCTCTTACCTTTATGAGACACATCCTTACCGCCCTTACCCATAATACCTAGTTTCCTACGTCTACGAGACAGTAATCTACGATATGCTCTCTTAGCTGCCGTACTATTTATTTTCTTTTGTTTACGTTTCTGTTTTCTATAAGACTTCCTACCTTTCTTAGATTGATAGTATCTAGAAGTCTTACCTGGCTTCTTAGCCCGTCTTGGAGCCATATAACCTCCGTTGTACTAATTCACGATCTACTTTAGGGAGGATACGATTTAGCTTGTCCAGTGGACTGCCTTCGTAAGCAACACCTGTTATGTCATTAGTCTTAAGCCAATCACAGGCTGCTTTTAAGTCTTGAGTACTAGCCTCGCCACTTTTGACCCGTTTAAGGAATTCATTAGTGACAAGGTTATGTAACTCATCAAACTTTTCTTCTTTGGCTTTTGCCATAGTTATGGTTCGTAAGATTGTCTACCACTTTCTACTACTTTTAAATTACCTAGTCCAACTCTAGTGACCATATCTGGATCTACTCCTAATGTAGGTTCTCCTACCTTTGGTTGAGGTGCATATTTTGTAACTGTAGCAGTTTCAGTTGGCTCAGGTTTAACTAGTTGTTTAACCTTTGTTGTTTTAGCTTTTCTTGGCATTTAACTGAATAGTTTATCTTTTACAATTTTCAAAGCCTGATCATCTAGCTTATTATCAGTTCTAGCTACATAAGCTTCTAATAAATCTACTACAAGCTTTTTAACTGAATCTGACTTAAGAAAGGCGAATAGGATGGGTTTAATTACTAGGATCATTGTTTTTAAATGGGTTATACCAAGCTTTTTTCTTGGTGGGTTTAGGGTTTAATTTTTCTTGGTCCTTTAAATATTTAGAGATAACTATGATATGTTTACACATAGGATATAATGTAGATGTTGGATCTATCATAAATCCTTTCTGCTGTAGTTCTGCACATTTAAGTGCTCTAACTAACTCATAATCTAATCTCATTTTTTCTTCTTGACGTAGAGCAATTCGTCTACACTGTTCTAATCCTCGTTTATCTAAGGGTACCATGAAATTAACTTGGAATCCCCAGTTCTCGGCAACAGTGTAGCTTTGCTGCTCCATTACGTCATCAAATGGTGTTGTATGATTTCCCATATAGAATGGAGAAAAGGTCATTGTAGACCCATTACAACTTATATTAGGACCATAATTTTGTCTAGATGGTGCTCCATTATTCTGGAATTGCACCGCCTGATTTGTTACATTACCAGTCGCAGCTGCCACTGGATTAGATGTGTTATTAGTCTCTCCTTCTTCTGCTCTAACTGGAGCTATTGAGAGAAGACTGATAAGGATACCGTAGTAGAAGTAGTGTCGATTTCTCTTTCTATTTCTGTTACTGACAGTACCTGACTGGCTGCTCTTGTCACTACTTCTAGTGAAAAGTCGCTTCCAGGTGTTGTCATATTGAATACCGAATCTGAATCGGTTATACCTCCTGAGGAGGCTGATGAATGGGTTATATTGTCCCCAGACCATTTGTTTAATGCAGACCCATAAGTTGTTGTAGTTATTTCCTCTACAATCTCTTGAGTCGTTGTCGTTGTACTGTTCATCGAACCCTGGGTGAAGTTTGGGGTTACTAATTCTGCTCTTGCTACCGTGGGTGATGCCAGTAGGAAGAGTAAAAGCCATTTCTTCATTCTTCCTTTTTCTTAGCCATTGGGCAATTTATTGGACCTTTATTTTTATTGTTATTACCAGTGGTCAAGCCAAATGTTGCTAGGGCTCCAGTAAACACACTTGCCACGAACGTGATATCTGAGTTCCCAGATTTCTTAACCATAGGTATTTCAACATAATTCATGGTTATAATAAAGCCACTCCAAACCACAACTCCAAGACGGACAAATGTACCTAAAATTTGGATTTGGTGTTCTTGATCCTCTGCAGCATCTTTCAGCTTACCGAGGAGTCCTTTTTTTTCTTCCGTTTTTCCTTCCATTTATCAATCTTACCTTGTAGGAATTTTTGTAGTTTCTTCTTTATTTGATCAAAGAAGGGTGTAGCTAAGGTGGTTGTTGCTACAGCCGCTACAGCTGCATAAGTAGCAGTCATTACTACTTCAGCAGTGGGTAACGGTAATTGTATATCTATGACAGGTAACTTTAAACTAGGTTGAGCTGGTTGCTCTTCTGTTTTTTCAGCTTCTACTCCTTTAGGTGCTTGAAGATCACTAGGTGGAACCACCATAGGTTTATAAGAAGGTATCTTAGCACTTGGAACCTTTAAAGGTATTTGCGGAATAGGTGGTGGAGACCCTAAGTTATATGAAGGGAGAAGTAATCGTCCTCCCATTTATTTATTCGTAGATTGCTTTACCAGCTGTGACTGCTGCATCATATGCAGTGAAGTTTTCAGTTGTCCAAACGGATGTTGTACCATCTACTTTCTTTAAAGCTTTAACAAGTTCTAGATGTCTTACATTACGTTTAATACGATCTTTCCATTCAGCGTCTGTATAGTCAGCTGGTTTTGAAGATAATCTATTGATAAGATTTACAC